ATAACGCTTCCTATTGCTGCTCCCGTTCCTGCTCCTTGTAAAACTCCCATGTCTTAATTTTTTAATGGTTTAACTTTTTAATTTTCTTCGCTCTTCTTTTTCCCTAAAGTAAGAGTGTTTATATACTTGATATATATAGGCTACATGCGCTTTTTCATTTTTTTTAAGTAGGGAGTATGACCCCCTACTTTTTCCATGTAGCTATTTTAGTTATTTTTTTTTACTAAAATTCAGTCATTTAAAAAAACGTTATGCAGTTTTCTCATCTCCATTTTTATTAGCTTCTTCTTGCTTGTCGCTATTTTTGTCTTCTACTCCTGCATTTCCGCTTCTTAAATATTCTGAGGTTTTGTAGTTACTTATTTTCCCCATTGCTTCCATTGCTATCATGAATCTATCTGTTCTTATGTTATATTCGGGATTTACGCCTGTTTTCCTTTCTGTGTAGATTAGTGGCACTTGGTCTTTTATTGGTTCTTCTTGACTCAATAATCTTGCTACTTTTATCTCTATTGGTTCTCCTCTTTTAGGAGTTTCTGATTTTATTTGCTTTGTTGCTTTGATATATGTTCTTTTCATATTCTTATAAATTTGGAATTTGTTTTGCTGATATATTTCTTCTTACTTCCATTTGTACGGCTGTTTGTACCCAGAAGTTTTGTGCTGATAGTGACGTGTCTGCAAAAATTTGATTGTATTTTGACGGGTCTATATATGTTGATAAGTCACTGATTAGACTATCGTCTTCCTCATCTCTTTCATAGTTTCTATTCATTACCATGAAGTCCTCGCTTTCTCCAGCTGCGAATTCTCCAAATGTTTTATTAAAGTTTGTCATGTAATTAATCCATGCTACGGTTTTCCCTGCTTTTGTATCTGATATTTTTTCTCCGTTATTGTATTCTGCTGTCCAGTATGCTCTTTGTTCGTTCATACTATCCTCGAATCCAATTCCATCAAAAGCGGGTTTATGGAAATCGTCCATGTTTTTAATATTTGTCATATCCCAGTCGTTTCCTTGACTATAATCTATCATTGGAGTGATTGCTACTATTCCCATTATATAGCTTGGCTCGGATATTTTCATATATATTTCTCCATCTCCCCTTTGTTGAGTGGTTACACCTCTTCCTGCTAGTGTTCCTAAAGGTTCTTGTTCTGTTCCTGCGTTTGAAATTACTTCTTGGAACTCTATTAATTGTGTCATTCCTCCTTCGAATAAAGGTGTTTCGGGTCTTTCGATATAATTACCTGCTGTGTACGCTGTCTCTAGCCAGTCTTTATATGTATTTCCGCTTACTGCAATTCTATTTAAGAAATCATATACTTTTTGCGCTAGGTTTAGAGCGTCCATTGATAATTTATTATCTACAATAGCTACGCTACTTGCTTCGTTGATTCCTTGTACACCCTCTATTAGTTCCGTATTCACCCAATTTTGGAATACGTCGCTATCGTAGGTTTTTACAGCTAATCCTGCCATTGTTGTTGGATTGGAAGCAATATCTTTAAATAGACTCATTCCTACGCCTGTTGTATCGCTTTCGTCTGTAATTTCTAATACGGTATCGCCTTTTGTAGCTAAGATTCTATCTTTTAGTGTTTCTAACTCTTCTAGTTTGTATTTTTTTAGCTTGATTACTTTTTTTAGCATTGTTTTATCTGGCGAAAACATGCAAGGATACCAATTCCCTGTTAACACTTTATTTATTACAAATGTTTCGTCTGCGTTGTTCCATGTACCTAATGTATCCATTGAACGGCTTGTTTGACTTCCCCCAGTTGTTAGCTTATAAGTTAACAACATATTTTGGAATATAAGACTTTTTTGTGCACTTGTTAGTGTTTTGTCTTCTATGGATAATGTCATTTGTCCCGTTACTAAAATATTTTCTGCGCTGTAATCTTGTTCGCTATAAAATACTTTATTTTCTGTATTATTATTCCATGTTGCTTTTAGGATTAATGGGTCTTCTCCTACTCCGCTTGCTACGTAGAATGATTCTTCTTGTGTATTGGCAAAATAGTTCTTGAATATATCGAAATACATTAAAAGCGGTGTTCCTTGAAATGCGGCTTTATCTGTTACATTTTTCCCTCTTGCTCCTTTTATTCCTAGATAAAACGGTAAACTACTAGAGTTAGTTTTTATCTCGAAATTTCCTCGGGCTGAGTCTCCGCCTCCTGTCCCTGAAAGTGTGAATGTTGGCAATTTTACTTCTTTCATTTTTGACCCTATCCCTGTTCTGTTATTGTGAAGCCAACTATTATATAATCTAATTGGGCATGAGAATACAAAGTGTTGTAATTTGTAGCTTCCGAA